AACCCAATTTCAATGACAATTTGCAACAATTTTATCGATTTATTCAACCTCCTCCCAACGTCGAACTCAACTATAGTTCAACACGAAGCGACTGGAACGCAGACATTCATCTCATGTCAACATACTGTTTCCTCTCTGCCGATGAATCCAAACAATTTGCATCCATGCCCCAGCAGTATCTCATCAAATCTGTTTACGAGTGGAATTATGAAAATGTAACTGGAAGCCGGCGCGTATGGTTGCAAAGCACGCTCGGAATGGTAAGCAGCTGGATGTTTTATTTTCAAAGAAGCGACGCTTATTTGCGCAACGAATGGAGCAATTATTCGAATTGGGCTTACAATTATAAACCGGTCGGATTGATTCCTGCGCCACATGAAGTCCCATGTACCACCTGGACTCCACCACCTTGTGACAACGCATCCATTGTGGGATGCTACGGTCCCGGGTGGAATCCTGCTCTAAATGAACCCACTGGACTTTTCATGACACAGTCATTCAGTGTCGAAAATCAAAAAGAAATATTGTTGAATTGCGGCATCTTGTTAGACGGAAAATACAGAGAGAGTGTGCTAGATGCAGGAATTTATAACTATCTCGAAAAATATACAAGTGGTCGTGGTTCTGCTCCAGATGGACTTTATTGTTACAATTTTTGCCTTAATAATGACCCAAGAGACTTTCAACCATCGGGCGCGATTAATGCAAGCAAGTTTTCAACGATTGAGCTCGAATTTACCACGTTTTATCCGCCGCTAGACCCAAGTGCAAATTTCTTGACAATTTGTGACCCAGAAACCAATGTTCCGATTGGTGTGAATAAACCGACATGGAGAATTTATGACTATAATTATAACCTGACAATTTTTGAGGAGAGATTCAATATGCTGACATTTGTCGGCGGAAATTGTGGACTCATGTACGCAAGGTAATAAATATTTTACTTCAAAAACTAATATTATTTTCCTTGAACACACATATAAATAGTATATATTATTTCATATTTTTTATAATTAATAATTATTAGATTATAAATATTAATTCGTATATTCATATACATTCATTCATCTTTTTGAAGACAATAAAACAAACAAATTTTATTCATGGGAACAAATAACTCAAAATTCAAAATAAATTATGAAGACATGCAAATGGTGTGCAAGCATTCTTACAACAACAACAACAACAACAATAATCACAATGATATCAATAAATATGCAATCATAAACACGCTCGACCCAATGTACCAAACATGTTTAATTCCAAACACAATTCCAATAGCCGAAGAAGAAGAAGTTATAAATGACATTATCACAAATTCAAAAAAAACAAAAATAATAATTTACGGATTAAATTCAAATGATGAAAAAGTGTATTCAAAATATGAACAACTTGTTAAATTGGGAGTAAAACATGTATACATTTACAGTGGAGGTATGTTTGAATGGCTTCTACTTCAAGATGTATACGGCCGAGAATTATTTCCAACAACTTTGAGAGAATTAGATATTTTAAAATATAAACCTCGAAAAGTTCTCGATATTTTATGCATCAAAATGTAAATAAGATGTGGGTCCAAATTTTATCAAGTTCATTCGGTCTTCTCGAGAATCTTTATACGCCGGCAACGGTGGCGCTTGGTACCAACTATAATAATTGTCCGCATTCTCCTTCTCCTCGGAAGAATACATTTTGAACTGATTGCCATCTATATAAGTTTTCAAACGATGCATAACTCCAACTGTTCTTGAAGCGCGCAAACTGTTGATAAAATGATAAATGTCCGAACTGTAGTCATACATTTCTGCATCCACATCTGCATTCAAAATCAGCGTCGGAATCATGATTTTTGAAGGAGTTGAGTTCAACCATTCATCATGATATCTGTTGCACTCTTCCAAATACTCAAACCCAATCTTACTTTCCCCGGGTCTATTTCTTTTCTGAATTCTATTCATGCACACTTGTGTGCTTGCTTTGAAATATATGATACACGATGGCTCAACCTCTTTTGAAAACTCATCAAACCACCTTGTGTAAATTTCGTATTCGTCCTGTTCGATTTTTTTGGAATCATAAAGCATTTTGGCAAAGACGTGTGCGTCTGTTAAAAGACAGCGCTCTGTAATAATTAGTCTAACATTCGGCGTTTTCAACGCTTGCCTTAATTTTTTCAGCCTGGTAATGTATGCCATCATTTGAAACCTGAATGCAAACCGTTTAACATCAATGTATAAATTTGTCAAAATGGGAACGCCGTTCTCATCCTTGATTTGTTCCCAGTCACCTGTTGGTTCATCCACGAAAATAATAGAATTATCTTCATTATTTCTTTTTAATGACATTATATGTTTTCTCAATTTTGCATTGCCTGTTGTTTTTCCCGAACCAATATTTCCATCAATCGAAACTATTAAGCACGACGATGATGATGAGGACGTATTTGCGCATCTAGAAAACGAAGCGGAAGCACCCATTTTTGTAAACTAGTATTCTAGTATATATAGTATATATAATGTTTACAAAAATAATCAATTTTTATTTAAATATAGGTGATAAAATTATCTCAGGTGGTGAGTGTCTCTAATAAATAAAAATTGATTATAAAAAATATCTAAAAAGAAATTGTTATATCAGTTTAACCACCATACCTTCCCTTTCATTGAACCTGTAATAAAAATGAAAACACAACAATCAAAAAAATCAAATTCAACCCAAACTGCTCTCACAATGTTAGATATTGATAAAATGATGACTATCACATCATCATTATTAACATATAACGCACTCAATGAGGAATGCAATGACCACGACGACGACAATTATCATGATAATGGCAGCGATGGCAGCGATGATGGAGGAAGCGATGATGATGCATCCGATATGGAAATAGAAGAACCAACGCTATCAGATGATGACATGGGAATGCTACACGAAGAGGCATTAATTTTAATTGACGAATTTATTAAATCAAATCCTCTTTTATTCAGCAATCCTGATTTTGAAACTATTGTGTATGACCACTTGCAATCCATATTGCATTTTTCCATCAACTACAGAAGGTACGACGATGACGACTACGACGGCGAAAACGATGACTTCAGTGAAGACGAAAATGAAACAGTCATGTCGTGTCAAATTGACGAGTTGATAAATGTGGCAATGCACGACTATTTTAAATTTATTCGTCCACACCGTTCATACAAGTATTCATTTATAAGAAAGTCTCCCAACTTGGAAAAAATGAAAAAAAAAATAGAATTCTTAGAGTCACTTTATCAGCCAGAGCAAAAAACAGATGAATGGTATTCCCACCGTCACGGACTGATTACCGCAAGTTCAGTGTGGAAAGCGTTTGGTTCACAGTCGGTTCAAAATCAGCTCATATATGAAAAATGCATGCCGTTTGACCCAACAAAATACAGCCGCGTAAATACAGAATCATCTTTACACTGGGGTCAAAAATATGAAGTGCTTTCAAAACAACTATATGAAGAAATAAACGGCACAAAAGTTCAAGAATTTGGATGCATTCGACACCCAAACTCAAACTATTACTTCATCGGAGCTTCACCGGATGGAATAAATGTGTGTCCGTTATCGAAATTATACGGTCGCATGGTTGAAATAAAGAATGTTGTATCTAGAGAGATTAATGGAATTCCAAAGGAAGACTATTGGATTCAAATGCAAGTTCAAATGGAGGTTTGCAATTTACCGGAATGCGATTTTGAAGAAACTAAATTTACTGAATATGAAGATGAGGATGCATTTAATGCAGACTCAGATGAAACAAACGATTCTTCAAAATGGAATTATAATTTGAATGGAAAAAGACGGGGGGTTATTGTGTATTTTGCAAAAGATGAGAAACCGTTTTACCAGTATGCTCCGTTAAATATTACAACCAAGGCGGAGTTTGATGCGTGGTTTGAAGAAATCATAACCACGCATGATAATCTCACGTGGATAAAAAACATTTACTGGCGACTCGAAGTTTACAGCTGCGTACTTGTTTTGAGAAACAAGGAATGGTTCAAAAATGCAGTTGTAAAAATAGAAGACTTATGGAAAACAATTGAAACTGAAAAACAAACCGGATTTGAGCACAGAGCTCCTAAAAGAAATGCGAATGCGAATGCAAAAAAGGAATACAGTGGAGGTGGAGGGATTTCCTCCTTATTTCCATCAACACAAAATGTGTGTCACCTCGATTTAAAAATATAAGGGATAATCTTATGTAAAGGAGAGGTCAGAGGGGAACCATGGTTCCCCTGGTTCAACAGTTGTTTCCGTAAATATCCGACGGGGCATCGGCATCATACGCATAAACATTAACGCGCGTATCTTTTGATGAAAAAGGAATGCTAGGAGGAAACTCTGGAATATTTATTTTTTTATTTTCATATAATGTTCCGCACATGTTTGCGGGGCTGCATGTGCCGTTGTTCGGTGTTGCCCAGTATCGAACATTGTTTGTTCTTTGAAGATAACTACT